ATACGATATTCTTCTTTTTCAAGATTTGTGGATTGAATGACTTCTTATCAAATTTAAGAGCGATTAATATAATTTGGACTGCTGTTGACAAAGCTCTGTCAGTATCCGGTAAAATGGGATATTACTACAGTCTAAATTATTCGGTTCTTATAAAAGGTTTGAAGACATTCGGAGCCTCTATGAATCGTCTTGTGCGGGGAATGAGCCCGATCAAGAAGAGTCACGCAAAATTGACAAAGAAATATATTCATAGACTCATATTAACAGGTATAAACCGATCTTGGCCGATACTTCCTAAGGACCCGAATCAAATCTTAGAGCTTATGGGACGTGTTTGTTACAAAGTAACAAAAACAACTGTCCTCAAAGATTTGTTAGGCGATGAAGAAGTAACGTTCTGGGTTAACCCAGATGATGAAGACGATGTAGAGAAAAGAGTAACGGCGTTGCCAAAACCCGTAAAAATTCACTATAACGTCATATCAAACCAAGATATCGGCATCTTAGGTAATGTAAAGCCAGTCTTAGAAGAAGAGTTAAGACATTACCTTAGAAGCCTATCCAGTTTTATGACCCCGAAAGAACTAGAGAGAATACGCAATTCATCCAGACCCACATTTACAAGGAATGGATGCATTGAGAAACCTAGATCTCAAGGGGGAGCTTATACTTATTTTAGAGAGAAACTAATAAAAAAGCAAAGAGACAGAGAAGAACGTGAGAAAGATTACGCGGACACCTGCAGACGCCAAGCCGATACTCAAACCGGCGAAGCGACCCAAACTGCAGATCCTTACATAACTAGCATGGCTGAGAGCTTGACTCTAATGACGCCGACCTTCAAAATCGACAAAGTCGATATTGCCCTGTTCGAATTGGAGGCGGTAGACGCATTAAGTAAATCCGTTACGGATGAATTAATGAATCGAAGAGACTTAGAAGTCGTCAGTCGTGCTGTAGATATGTACTTAAGTAAATACCCACGTTTAACTCTGAATACGACTCCGTTCAGCGAAGAAACTAAAGACCTAAGGCCTAAAGCCGAAGGACGAAATGTTATTGCGCCGAAAGGAGAAGAATTAATTGATAATTGTACTCTGGAAGATTGGTGGAATGAGGTCCTGCAAACTGCTTGGCAAGGCCCCACAGAAATCAAACTAATCCCTGAAGTTATTCCCGAAAGGGGAGGAAAGTACAGAGTAGTTACGAAATCTCACGCTGTTATTACAAGTATCCTTAGTGTAGCACATAGTAAGTGCAATGAACTTTTGAAGAAAATCCCGGGCATACGCGAAGGATTCTACTTAAGGTCAAAATCTAAGGAGAGTAATAACATTGGAATTAAGGAAATATTCCGTAGAATTGGTAAAATCAAACAAGATGATTTTGAACAGTTGTATGAATCTGATTGTACTGATTCTACGGATTATATCGATCCACGATATGCGCGTATCGTGATTGAGGAGTTATGTGATTTACTAAATGTAAACGGTATAGAGCGTGAAATCGCTCTGTCAACAGTCGATGCACATGGGAATCGATACATTGAATTAGATGATCAACTAATAATTCAACGAGAACGTCTGACCCGAAAGCCAGAGTTCGCTGTGATGGAAGGAGGCCAAGTGATGAAGGCATACTACAATCCAACACAAGTTGACGGAGTGACTAGTCCTGGTGGACAATTTTTACCAGGGTTCGAATCGCATAAATATGAAACCGATCGAGGGGAGGAGGTTTACCCAACCTTACCCGGGGATTCATTTTATCCGATGTTCGCGATTACAAATCCCTACTACGTAGCGGAGTGGACAGCCGAAGAAATATCGAACTTCAAGCTGCGCTCAACTCCAACTCGACTGAAAACATCCGAGAGCCCGGATGGATCAATCGATCTGAAGACTCAAGATGCTGGATTAACACCAAAAGTGATCAATCTAGTTGAAGG